CCCATAGTTTTTAGAAAAAAATGGCTAGATGCTAAATGTTCTGAATGGCTACCAAGTCGAGAAATTGTTGAATTAGGGGAGATGACAACCAAGGAAATTATCGATGCTTTAGGTAGGGTTATCTACTATTTAAGACAAGGACAAAGTTATGTCCATGAGTTGTTTTTACCCTTTACTCAAGACTGGATTTCTGGCAACTTTAAACCCACATTCCGAGTAGACGTTAAAGAATGTGAGGATGCTTATTGCCACTTAGCGCACGGCATCACAATGGAGTTTTCTCAAAAGGAAAATTCACTTTTATTGGAGTTATTGTGGCTTGGTGAAACCTCTATTTCTACACCCATTTCCTCAACTCAATCAATCGCTCATTACACAATCTCATCACTCCCCCCTACATTACAGGGAACGCTCTATCTTGAGGGTGTAGCTGTTACTTCGGGTCAACAAATCACACCCGTTCAACTGCCTAATTTAATCTTTACCCCGGCGGTGGCATTCACTGGGTCGACTTTCAGTTATTCGGCATCGGACGGGGTGACAACTTCCCCGTCGGGTTTAACCGTAACCCTAGCACCCGCATCCGGTGGCTATAACCCTGTCATTCCTGATACAGAGCCGTTGGTTTCAACTATCACAGTGGCAACGGGAACCAATACTCAGGTTGTATTACCCCCTGATGTAGAGAGTAATGGCATCACACCCACGGTAACTGTTGACGATGAGTTTACTTATACCTATGAGATGAAAAACATCCTTAGAAGGTTAAAATCAGATACAAATAAACGCTTAACTTTGGAGTTAGGCGATCGCACAACTATCTATCAATAATCAAATGCCTAATTACAAATCAAGTTTTTTGTGGTTTCCAAATGTTGCTGCCATGTCTTCCCTATTATTAGACTCAACCGATGAAGACGGGTTATTTTTTGCGGTGGGTGTTGATGGTACGACATGGAAATTAGCAACATGGCGAAAAAGCTCTACTGCCACGATCAATAACACCACTATCTTTGCAGCTAACGGCCCTGGGAGATGGGTTATTTTAGACTCCACACCCACACCCACAGCATTTTTGTGGAACTCCGGTAATGTTGCTGATTGGAACTCAGACAGTGCTACCAATTGGAATACAGCAGCTTAACGTTTTCCGGTGTAACCAATGGTAATAGTGATTTTGATATCTTTCTTGATAACGGTTTCTGTTTCAACGGGTTTGAATCGTCGCCCTTGGGGTTTCTGTTCTATGGCTTGGGGAGCATAACCCCTAACAGTTGACCCGATAGCAATTCCCCCACCCTTGATAGCTTTAGCTGAAAACTGATCAACGGGGTTGGCAACTGATTGAACATTCCACTGGTCAGTATCAGGATTATAGCCATTAACTCTATAGGGACTATCTGATGTTGTTGGTTCTTTGGAGACAATGGGAACGCTTAATTGTTGGGGATTGAATTGTCTTCTGTTTTGCGCTCTACCTCTGAGCTTGTCTTTATTTGATTGGGAGATTAGGGAATTTCTAACCTCTTTTAATTTCTCAAGGTTATCTATTCCTGTTTTTTCTTTAGCGTAGGGTCTACCGTTTAACAAATCTGGCATATTATTAAATTAGTACATATTATTAATTATGAGCAAATATTCCCTACAATACCGTGCCGCCCGTCGCAGGGCTTTTACTTCTAAACCAATTAGTCAAAAACCAACGGCAAAAACTAACTCAAATGTAGCAAACCCCGCATCACAAGTAAAGTGGCAAAATGCTAGTTTTATTGGATTTAACCCTAGTTCGGGTTTGTACGGGGTTAAAAACTCAATGGGTGAAATTAGTCAAGTTGAGAGAATACCCGGCTATGGTGCTGAATTTGGCGGGGTTGCAACGGGTTCTATGGGTTTATTGTCTCAAGGGTTTTGGTCTAATTAATTAGGAGAATAAATGGCATTAAGAGGTTGCGATTTAAACGAAGTTATCACATTCCCAACTCCCCCATCGGAGTTAGGGAAAATGATCTTTTACGTCCCTGGCTTTAACCCCGGCGTGAGTTTAGTGATTGATACAATTCCGAAAGGTGGCTACACTCGAAGATATGTTCACGGAGCCGAACTTGAGTACAGTTATAATGGCTCGGCGGTGATTAGGGGTCAATGTTTCATCCCTCGATTAGAGTGGGAAATTGAATGTCATTTATCTAAACAAGGTCGTAGTTTGTTTTGGGCGATCGCTGAATATTCAGACACCAAAAGACGGACACCACCAAGGACAAATTATGAGATTACCTGTAATGACATTATGATGACGTTAACCGAATTAAATCGGAGTAGAGCTAAAGCGATTACTTTAGAACCCTACGAAGTTCTTTATGGTCAGAGGATTGAATATTATCCTCAATGCAATGTGATTATTCCCATTCCTGACATCAAGGAAAATAATCTAGGAAATGGCTATAAACTGAACTTCAAAATGCAAGAAGTCGCACTGACTAATCCGGGTTAACCCATGAGTTTAAAAGGCGTTTATCGAGCGCAAAAAATCATTAGAGACAGAGAGGAATTACTGAGTCAAACCGTTGGCAATTCCAACAGATCGGGGGAGTTTCCAACAACACAACCCGGCCCCCAAACTGCTTTCTACCAGACAGAAGCGGACATCGCTATTTATGGCGGTGCTGCGGGTGGTGGCAAAAGCGCGGCTTGTTTGATAGATGCTATTCGATTTATAGAGAAGGTTCCTAATTATAATTGCGTATTTTTCCGTCGTACATTCCCAGAAATCTTTAACCCAGGGGCGTTATTTGATGAATCTCAGAGGTGGTATCCATTACTTGGGGGTGAAGCTAACTTAGTTAAAGCCCGATGGATATTTCCTAAGAATGAAAAGATCCAGTTTGCTCATTTACAACATGAAAAAACTTTAACTCAGTGGCACGGTTCCCAAATTGCCAGACTGTACTTTGATGAGCTTTGTACGTTCACAGAAAAACAGTTTTGGTATCTATTATCAAGATGCCGAACTATCCTACCAATCAAGCCACAGGTGAGGGCAACTTGTAACCCTGATTCTGAATCCTGGGTAGCTGATTTATTGGAGTGGTGGATAGGTGATGACGGTCTACCAATCAAAGAAAAAAGCGGGGTTTTAAGATGGTTTATTCGGGTTAATAATAATTTAGTTTGGGGAGATAGCAAAGAGGAGTTAGGATTACAATACCCCGCTATCCCTCCAAAGTCTTTAACCTTTATTCCTGCATCTATTTATGACAATAAAATCCTATTAGAAAATGATCCAGATTATCTCGCCAATCTTTATGCGCTACATGAAATTGATAGACAAAGATTATTACTGGGAAACTGGAAAATCAAACCAGAAGCGGGTGTAGTCTTTAACCGGACTTGGTTTGAGATGATAGATGAAATTGACCCAGATCACATTAATAGAATTGTCCGTTTTTGGGATTTAGCTGCAACAAAAACCCAGTTAAGCTATTATACCGCCGGGGTAAAAATGGCAATATTGAAAGATAAAACTATTGTGGTTTTAGATGCAGTTTGGGATAGAACTACACCAGTAGAAGCTATTGGGTTAATTAGGAAGACCGCCGAACAGGATGGAAGATTAGTTACTGTGGGATGGGAACAGGAACCTGGTAGCGCAGGGATTATGGTAATGGAACAAATCAAAACCTGTTTAAAGGGTTTTAGATGCAAGCCAACCCGACCGCATGGCGACAAAATCCAGAGGGCTTTACCTTATGCCACATCAGCACAAAACGGGCGGGTTTTTCTACTCAGAGGAACTTGGAACGATCAATACATTAACGCCTTGCATCACTTTGACGGGTCTGGTAAGCCTTTGATCAATGACTTAACGGATGCGAGTAGTGGGGCGTTTGATATAATTAATTCAATAAAATCGACATGGATAGGAGTTAGTGGGAAAGATATTTAATGGGGTGTCCAATCGCTAGATTTAATGCTAGAATTAATTAAATATTTAACAGTTAAAATCCTATGCGATCGCCTTATCCCACCCCAGGAAGGAATCGGTTATTTGAAAAAATTTGGCGGTTCTTAACTATATGGAATCGGACAGAAATTGAAGGGCAACAACGTCCTCGGTCTGGATGGAGAAACTGGACTTATGATGATCAAACCCAGGTGGGTAGGGATTATGATTTAGAGATCCCTGAAATTCCTGTTAGAAGCCCGTTGTTAGCACAGCAATTAATTGAGCTTAGGTATTATTGTTCCGAGGCTGCAACAGCTTACGACGCTATCAATGGTGATACCTGGGCTTCCCACGATGGAGACGATCAGGGCTTTGATATTGCTGACACCCTCAACAACAATACAGATAAAGTTGACCCCAAAATTCAAGAGATATTGAGGCGGGTTATTCGAGAGGTGATTATGCCTTCCGAACCTAAAATTATTGGGGAAAGGTTGTTAGCTTATGGCGACGCTTTTATGTCTCTTGGTATTAACACCAAAGCCATGCAAATTGAACGGGTTTTAATGTTGCCAACCTGGGAGATATTCAGACTTGAAACCAAGAGAGGGGAACTTTTAGGTTTTGAGCAAAGGGCATTAATTCAAGATCCTGATCCTCTCCAATTTCACCCTCTAACCGTCGTACATTGGCGCTACCGTCGTGACACTTTATATGGTCGGGGATTGTTTCTTGAGTGCCTAAAAGATTGGTGTAGGATAGAGCAGGTTCTTGATGATATTGCCGAAGCTGCACATAGCATTGGGGTCAATCCCAATATTCATATTCTCCCGTGCGATTATGATGAGCAACAAGCCGAAGAATATAAACTAATGTATGAAACGGCAAAAAGAGCAAAGATTTTAACTGATTTGTATATGTTCAATGGGGGTGATATTAAAAAACTTTCTAACTCCAATCCTGATATCAAAGCTCTATTAAACGCGGCTGAGTTTTTTATGACTCGATTTGTGAGGCGGTCACGGATTCCCCCTTGGATGATGGGATTTCCTGGGATTGGTGCTAGAGAGATTTCTGGAGGGCCTGAGAGAGCTTACGCAAGATTGATTAATGATTTCCGTCAATGCCTATCTGCGGGATTTAAACAAATCTTTAATTTAGAGTTGGCATTACACGGTTATCCGAGAGAACAATGGCAATATAGAATTATATGGCCTAAGTTTTACATTGACCCGTATCAACAAACCAATCCAAATGTTGATGAGTCAAACTCTCAAGAAATTGAGGATTTGGATCAACAATCAAAATTAACGGAGCAAACTGATTATTTAAGTCAGATTTCAACCGAAAAACTACAGCTAGAATTAAGTAGAGTATTAAATGGAGATTATCAACTTTCCCGATGAAACTTTGCCGGGTTTTAATTATTTGGATCAACTCAGTGAGGTAACAACAGACGATTTAATTGTTGCAATTGCTAACTGGAAAGAACGGTACAAGGGGGATGAATTAAAAAACATATTAGAGGCGGAGGTAAGTGATGGGTGAGGATTATTTATTGCTTAGAAGGGCGGCTTTATTGGCACGAACTAATGATGTAGTCAGTAATATTGAGTCAACAATAAAGCAGTTGGCAGACGTGAATTTAGCACTAGGATCTGGCGGTGGTGGCATCATTGACACCTCCACACTCGCAAAAGATGCAACATCAACGGCGATCAACGCCAAACTTCCATCTTTATCAAGTGGTAGAGTCCCAGTCTCTTTACCAACAACAACCGCCGGGTTAGATTGTAGATTGCTAACAACAAATACAACAATTGCAACTGGTAGTTATTTCATTTATTTAAAGGTAATTGCAGGGGATGTAACAATTAACGGATTAACATTTTCATCCGGTGAAAATCTAAACTTTGAAGCCATTAATAATGTTCTATACCCCGCTATTGAGTTAGTAATTTCTAATGGTAAATCAGTCCGATTAGTGAGAGGATATTAACATGGGAATGTTTCAGGATATTGATTATTCTTTGATTGTTTTGCAATTAGAGAAGGCAATGGCTAATGGTGTGGCTACCTTGGATTCAAATACTAAGGTTCCCACAAATCAGATTAGTTTAACGGCTTCTGATGTTGGCGCGATCGCGTCTACTGGTAACGGGGTTTTAACGGCATTAAACGCCGCGAGTGGCACTATTTCATCTGGACTTTTACCGTCTTATGTCGATGATTTTATAACTTTTGCAAACTTAGCAGCATTTCCCGTAAGTGGAGAAACCGGAAAAATCTATTTAGCTGAAAATACAAATTTAAGCTATAGATGGACAGGTTCTTCCTATGTTGATATCTCTAACGCAGGGGTGTCAGATGCAGCCTTAAAACTGAATACTGCCAGAACAATTGCAACAACGGGGGATGCTACTTATTCAGTTAGTTTTGATGGTTCTGCTAATGTTTCGGCTACAA